AGGTTGTGCCGATCTTGTAGACCTCTTCGCCGCTGTAGGTGCCGCAGGTGGTTTCGACCAGAGTGCGGATGCCGACGATGTACTTGATGTTGCTGGGCAGCTTGTTCATGTGTGTATTATCGTCTGGGTAGGTTTGAATCGCAAGAACATTCTTGAAATTGTTTTGATCGTAAGTGCTTGTGAGCTAAGGACTTAGGACGATCCCCCCGGGGCCGTTACGATTTTGTAACGCCATAACTAGTTTTTTCTGAAGAAATGCACAAGATCGCAGCCGAACACCCGAGCCTTGTCGTACACCCGAGCGTTGCCGTATACACGAGCGTTGTCGTACACCCAAGCTTTGTCGTACACCCGAGCCTCTTCGAACACCTGAGCGTTGCCGTATACCCGAGCGTTGTCGAACACCCAAGCGTTGCCGTATACCCGAGCGTTGCCGTATACCCGAGCGTTGTCGTACCCCCAAGCGTTGCCGTATACCCAAGCGTTGTCGTACACCCAAGCCTCGTCGTACACTAGAGCGTTGCCGTACACCCGAGCTTTGCCGTACACTAGAGCGTTGTTGAACACCCGAGCATAGCCGAACACCCGAGCCTTGTCGAACACCCGAGCATGGCCGAACACACGAGCGTCAGGGCCGATGTACGCAGTCTCAGCGACCGTTGCAGTATCAGCTACCCATCCTCTCCCATTGCTATGCTGGTGAGCAGGTACAGGGCCATTGCCATCTTCAAAATCAAAGGTTGTGGTGTTCATGGTAGTATTATCGGCTAGGTAGGCTTGAATCGCAAGAACATTCTTGAAATTCTTTTGATCGTAAGTGCTTGTGCGGTAAGGGTTTACGACGAAGCCCCCGCTACTACCTACTAACTACCTAACTACCACCGGAGAATTTGACGGTTTAGGTACCATACGGGAAGCTGCCAGCCGCCATATCCGTAGGAATCATGTGACTCCCTTAAATTTAACTCAAACCAACCTCTAAAAAAATTTGGGTCCCCTATTTCCAGAATTTAAACAATCCTAAAAATTTTTGGGTCCCATGTATGAGGCAGAACGAGATTTGGACTAATTTAGAGGGTATCACTTCTTTTTGGAGCAGTAATCAGCGACCATCCACATGGTAGCAAAGAACCATATTGCCATGCAGATGGTGCCTATAGTCATTAGGAAGTCTATCATGGCTCTTGGTTCACTTCCTTGCATTTATAGGAGCCAGTTCTTAGCTTTCTTAGATATTCCATGGCTCTCTTCTTAGACTTGGAGTATGTTTTAAGTATTGTAAGTTCCCCGTTATATTCCATGGAGATTACATATTGTGTTTGATCGGGGTTATACCATCTTCTGGTAGAAATGCTAATATTAATTGGCTTGGGTGTGTGCATAATTTTTATCTTTCTGGGGTTGATCCTGTATATAATAGTAGAGAGGAGGGTAATTATTATGGCTATTTGGACTTCAGTTCAATATATGCTTCGCCCTGTAGCTCGTTGTAGTCGGGGATGCAGTATGTGGCCCTAGTTAGAATTTAAACTAACTAGGGCCGTTTTTATCAGAAATCCTTATCCTTCAACGCTAATTTCCAAACTATTGCGTGTAACAGATAAGTTGATCCTACCGCTATGAACGCATTGTACATATAATAATTAGTTGGGGTTGGGTACCCTGCAAAGGTTGCCAATAAGCCAATCCAAAATGAAAGGCACATTGGGCATTTAATTAATTTATATCCCCACTCAAAATTTTCTTTTATCCAAGATCGAGCGGGTTCAAATATTTGAGATATTGCTATTGTGGCTGCGAGGCCATAGCAGCACAGGATGTACATTAACAAGTTTATCATATTCTCTCCGGTAGTTGGTACATTTTTCTAAATGCTTCTCGGTTTTTATGCCAAGAATCTCTTCCTGCCAAATCCCCCATGGATTCGTGCCTAATGAAGAAAGGAAGAGTATTATTATTAAGTCCTAGTTTGTGAGCTTGCATTGTATAGTACAAATCGTAGAAGTCCCACATACCCTCGAATGTAGAGGGTCTTTCCATTTTTATAGACTTAAGTGTTTGATATTTAGCAGCTAGGAACAATCCGTCTAGTACCACTACTTGTCTGTAGTCACCATAATAGGTTGTATGTTGATTAAATTTTGTACCATGCATTACAAACCCACTATGATGTCCTGCTTGCCAAACTTGATGATCCCACCAAGTAGCATTGTCACCTAAGAAAGTAGTTCCTGCGGGTCCGGCAAATCCTAGATTAGGATTATTAGCTATGAAATTAAGCTGTTCTCGGAAGTGCTCTGGTTTATTCAGGATTTCAATATCGTCATGACATAAAATAATTACATCGTTAGGTTGTACACCTTTTTGCTCTATTAAATTTAATCCTTCTGTATAAGCACCGAAAATAGACTTTTTATTTGGTAATAATATAACATCTACTCCTGTCTTAGCTAAATAAGATAGTAGATCTTTTGTTATATCTTTAAATTCAGTACTCTTAGTAGGTATTAGAGCAAAATATTTTATTTTATTCATAATACCTATTATAGTAATGGAGAGTTAAAATTAATTATGCTGCCTGAAGTTAAAAAGAAATCTTGGAAAGAGATGAGCAAAGAAGAGCTTAAGGAAGAATTCCTTAAGTGTAAGAATGATGTTAAGTATTTTATTCGTAACTATATTAAAGTTGAACACCAGCTACTAGGCTTAGTTAATTTTGATTTGTTTCCATTTCAAGAACGGATAATTGACGAGTTAGAATCCAATCGGTTTAATTTTCTTCGCAAGTTTAGACAGGCAGGGTGTACTACTATAGGTTGTGCGTACATCATGCACATGGCAGTATTCCAAAAAAACAAGACGATTACTATTTTATCAATTGGCGATACAGAGTCGATTGAAATCTTGTCTAGAATTAAAATTATGTATGACGAGCTTCCACCTTGGATGCAACCCAAGATTATCCGTGGTGGAGATAACAAGCACACATTAGAATTATCTAATGGATGCAAGATTAAGGCTAGACCAGCCAAAAAGACTTCGGGTCGTTCACTTGCATCTTATTTCTTAATGATCGACGAGGCAGCATTCATTGAACACATTGATGACATTTGGGCAGCAGTTTATCCAATTATTTCTACGGGTGGTAGGGTATTTGTTTTATCTACCGTTAATGGTATGGGTAATTGGTATTTTAATACTTATCAAGAAGCTAAAGCTGGACGGAACGAATTCAACTTAACAGAGATAGATTGGTGGGAACATCCACAGTATAAGTACAATGAAAAGTATGAGTGGTTGTACGAGCACATCCGAGAGAAGGACAAGAAGTATGATGTTCGGCGGTTTGAGGAAATTACCAAAAAGAACATTGGTCTTAAGCGTTGGAGGCAGGAGTACGAGAAGGAATTCCTAGGTACTGGATCCACCTATATTGATGGCGAATCTTTGCAGTTCTTGCACGAGAACATTAGCCATAAGTATGATACAAAATATCAGGGTCGCATGCGCGTATGGAAATATCCTGAGCCTTATTTTGATTATATTATGGGCGTTGATACCGCACTTGGGAGGGAATTAGATTATTCTTCCTTTATTATTTTAAATGCATATAATGGTGAACAGGTAGCCGAATTTTACTCTAATAAAACTTCAATTGACGAGTTTGCACAAATAATTGCCACCGAGGCAATGATGTATAATGTATGCAAGGTTATTCCTGAAAGAAACGGAATTGGTGCAAACTTGGTAAATGAATTGTTTGAAAGACAGGAATATGAAAACTTGTGGTTGGATGATCGAGGTGATTTTGGCATAAATATTACCTCAACCAACAATGAAGTAATGCTCGCAGAAATGGAAGAAGCATTGCGAAACAGGAAGATAACAATTAATTCCGAGCGTCTTGTTAAAGAATTATTGTCGTTTGAAATTAACAAAAACGGCAAAGTAGAGGCTACAAAAGGGCATCATGATGACTTAATTGCTGCATTAAAGCTAGCAGTTAAAGGATTGAATGTCTTGATAGAAAAATCTCCTGCATTGCTAACTAAGTTGAAAGCAAGCACCCCCGAGCCTCTTTCTATTTCTGATAGGAAGAGTATCTCTGAAAAACACTTTAAAGGATTATCCACAGAGGATGTTAAATGGATTCTGGGAAGAAACAAATAAACGAAATGGGCGAAACTGCGTTTGGAAATCCAAACTCCTCCGCAGCAGCAACACCTTGGTTTAACCCACTTGGTATTTTTGGCAAGTGGTGGGGCAGATACTTTGCTACTAAAGCTGCGCCATATGTGGCACAACAGTCGGATACATCTCAGCCAACTCCCATGCACCCCATGGGCGGCGATACCATCATTAATCCAAATGTTGTCACACAGTCTCCCGGTGGTAGC